TGCTATCTTTATTGAGTGAAATTGGCTCTAAGTTATCTAAACTAATGTCAATCGTTTCCATTGTTATGATATTTATACAAGTTTTATATTTAAATCATCCGCATATAATATTATATTTTGGTTTTTAAAATACCATAATCCTTGTAAAAATGCATCCGCTAAATCATCTTTTTTTGGTGTATTCATAGCAGAACTCCATTTACTGAAGTCATCATTTTTACAAAGTATTTGATTTGTATATAAAATGCCGTCATTCTTATGACTTTTATAATTTGGGTTTTTCACAGTTTTATCAACAGGTGTTATTGTATTTTGTATGGGTATAATACCACTAATATCTTTAAATTGGCGTAATTTGTGAGATGAAGATACAAACTCAATATGTATATTATCACTTTTCATGATAAAATATTGAGCTAACATACCTTGTATTGTTTTCATTCGGTTTGCAATAGGTGAAATTTGATTTTCAATAAGTACATGTGTAATTGTTTCAATATCTGGTAATTGATTAAATAGGCGTTTAATAGATTTGCCAATACAGATTAAGTCAACATCATTCGCATTTATTTTTTTTGATGCAATTATTGGTTCATAACATCGTTGTTGATAAAACTCTATTAATATTTCAACTAATTTATCCTTTTTTAATGTTTTGACATCATGTTTAATAAGTAACATATGTGTATTACATAGAGTAATAATGTCTTGTACTTTTTGCTTTTTTATATAACTAAGACTATGTTGTTTTGTTGGAATAATCCATTGGGTGTTTTTTTTTGCATGTCTTTCACAAAAGTATTGTTCATCTTTTTGGTATTTTGATTTTTTACCACATAGTTTGGATGGTGTTTTTTTATTTTTTCCTGGTATACTACAATTGCATGGATAAGTAATTGAATTTTCAGTTTCTACCATACTTAGTACATTCCAATCATGTATTATAATTGGTTTATCATGATTATCTGTTGAAGATAATACACAGTAAGCCATATTTTTGATTCCAATATCAAAACTAATCACTTTCATTTATGAAATATACAGTGAATCTTTCTATATTTCATAATAATTAAATACTTATATTTCTGGTTTTGGTGCACTAAACGATTTAATAAGTTCATCTTGTGTAATTACAGGGGATATTTTACGTGCTTGTAAATTTTCTCTGGTTAAATAGCTGGTTTTTAAATCACTTGTTGTATGTCCAAGAGTTGTTGGGTTATGTTCAACAGATGAATATAATGTAGGAGAACCCATATTAGACACAAAATTGGATTGAATATTTGGTGCAGTAGCATATCGTGAATTATATCCAACATCATTAGAACTTTCTCTAAAGCTTTGTTCCATTACATTAACTGCATTATCAGTTAGAAATTTACGATAGTTCCAATTTGACTTTATATTATTCTCTTGCACTAATTTATGATTAGCAACAGCATCATGCTGCCATGTAGCAGTGATTGAGCGTCCATCACTCATCAATGGAGGAAAACTGGAATATTTATTATTTGTATTATAACCACGTTCAGACTTTGGAATAGTTTCTTTTATTATAGGATATGCAAAATGTATAGATTCAGGTGCAAATGAACTATTTAATTTCATTATAATATACAATAGAATTATATATTATATAATGGTTTTATTTATCTGGTGTGTGTCAAATTACTAAATATCATTCGTTTCAATTAAATTAATAAGGTCTTGTTTCTTCATTTTGCTTGGGTCGGTTATTAATCCTTTTTCAATAACATATGTTTTTAATAATGGTAAGGTCATTTTTTTAAATATAGACATACTATGTTTTGTTTCAGTATATGTACTTACTGTTGACTCATCATCTAAATTATTTGTAGTTTCTTCTACTTTTTCTATATGCATCTCTAAATTATCTGTATTTAATGGCTCAACATTTACATCATTAATTTCATCTACACCTTCAATATGAGTATCATTATTATCATTATCATGATAATAATTGCTGTCAACTGTATCCATATCTTGTACATTATTTATATTAATCACTCGCATATTACTGTTAACACTGTCACTTTCATCATCGCTACCACTTTCATCATCGCTACCACTTTCATCATCGCTACCATTTTCATCATCGCTACCATTTTCATCATCGCTACCATTTTCATCATCGCTACCATTTTCATCATCGCTACCACTTTCATCATCGCTACCACTTTCATCATCGCTGAGCACAATATCTATTTTATTATGTGTATAAATATCTTGGTTGCTCTGGATTTCAGGGTTAGTAGAATGGTGCAATTCATTTTGTGTATTGTTCATTTCAGCAACAATATTATTAATAATTTCAAACATTGTATCACATTTATGTTCAACCATTGTAATACGACTTTTAAAATGATATACTAAGAATACAATTAATATAAAGGTAATTGCTAAACTGACGAATAAAAACGTTTCAAACATTCCAATTAAACTCATTATAATAAAACTATAAATTATAAATTAATACTAAACGAACGTCTAAATCATTTACAATTAATTAGTTATTAAACTTTGAATAAAAAGCTATTCATAATATATAATATGAACCAATCATTTGAAACAACAAGAACCCCTATAACGGCAAGTGTTACCCAATCACCGATTGTACCCGTGTCATCAACCGAATCCAACATGTTTAGTGGAAAAAATTTAGTAATTGTTATATTAACAGGATTGTTGATATTATCATTTTTAGGTATACAATTATTATCTTCACTTGAAAATATATTTCAAACGATAACTAATGTGTTTGGTCCACTATTTACACAAATATTATCTGTATTTGGATATACAGCAGGTACTGTAATAGATAAATCAACAGATGTAGCAACCGATGTAGCAAAGGCTGGTATAGATATTGCCGGAGATACAATACAATCAGCAGCATCTTTATTAAAGGATGCAAGTCGTAATAATGTAAACAAAGATGCTGTTCAACAATTAGATAAATCAATAAATTCATCAAACTATTCTGTGGAACAACCAAAAGAAGATGACAATAATAGTCCTATTCAAAACCCAATTACCTCAAATAAAACAAATTGGTGTTTAGTAGGTGAATATCAAGGAAAGCGTGGATGTATTGAAGTAGATGATGAAAGTAAGTGCATGTCTGGTCAAACATTTCCCACACAACATATGTGTTTAAACCCTACACGTAATATTACTACACATACACATGCATAATTTATGAAGAACTAAAATAATATAGATATTTCAATATTATATTATTTATTCAAATGTTTTTACATATAATTTTATTAGAAAAGGACAAGTTATTTTTGCATGTATCAACTAATGATAAAGTAGATATGCACATTGTGTTAACCGAATGTGAATTGATAAATGAATATTTATCAAAATATAAGCCAATACGTATAATAGAAACAATATCAATATGTCAAGATGATGAAATAAATTATTTTGTAAAGAAATATATGAAATGTTATGGAATAGATAATGTTCGTGGTGGTAGTTACTCTAATGAGTTATTAACCGTAGATGAAAGAAAATTTATAACAGAAGAAACAAATCAAATATTAAATGTAAAAAAGTTACAATGTAATTTAATAGAGGATATATTAACAAAGTATACAGAAATAGATAACTGGTCAAATGATAAAATATATAAAATTTTATTAGAGTGTAAAAAACAAGAAGAAAAGTATAATAATGAAAAACAAATGTTACATAATTTTACAGTAGGTATTGATAATACATTAATAACCCGCGTGATATTAGCAGATTTAAAATGGATATTAAATCATTGTGGAAAAACAATAAAATTAGAAGGTACTTATACTACAACAGATGAGATAATAGAAAAATATAAAGAAATAGTTATGAAAATAAAATCAATGTATATAATATTTACAAAATATCTTGATGAAAGAAATACGTATGAACCTGAAATATATTTATCCAATCCAGAATTATTATTAGATCAATACTTTTATCAATCAAATATAGAATATTGTATTAATAAATATGATTCAGTATGTAAATATATAGAAATGTGTGAGTTTATGACATATTGTATAATATGTAAGATACAAGGATATGAATTTGATGTCAAGTCATATCCAAATAATTTTGAAATGAGTAATACGTATGAAATAAAGTTTTTAGAAAATCATCTTAATGAGTGTCTTTCCAAATCTGGCGACATCTCTCATCAGTCATAGCTTTACCATACTTAATATTAAAATGATTAGAACACCATTTTAAGTGTTCTATCCAAGTACGTTTCACCTTAGTGGGGTCAATTTCAGGTGTTTTTTCAACCGATTTCTTTACTTTTGGTTGTTTTTTGGCAGTTTTACCAGACTTACCAGTTTTATGGCATTTTCCAACATTTGGAGGACATCTACGAGTTCCAGGTGGACAACGAGGCATTATATACTATAGTTATATAGAAAAACAAAAAATTGAATAAAATAATATATAATCTACAATATTAAATTAATAGACAATGCCTAAACTAACACGAGATGATTTGTTCCATAATGCAATAGATATGTTTTTATCTGATGTAACAGTAATTACTAATCCAAATGAAGCAACAAAGTATAATATTTCAACATATGAATTGAATTCAGTTACATCAAACAAAAATAAATGTATACAAGAATATGAGTTAACTATACCAAGTTCAATTATTAGTGCATATTTTGATAGAACGGTAAGTAGTGAGGATGGCGAAGAAACATGGATTGATAGTGAACCTATATATTGTACTCAAGAAACACCGCTATTAAGTGATTTTATTGATTCTTTTCATGAATATTTTGATAAATACAATTTATTTGATGGTATAATACCAGTATCGTATATGTCAATAATAAATTTACCAAGAATAAGAAATATACAAATATGTGATCAAAATCTACGTTTAAAAGTCGTATATCATAAATCACATACACCTTTTCCACGCCCATTAACAGCAATAGAAGAAAAAGACCGTGAAATTAAATTTTTAGAAACAAAATTAAGAAGAAAAACAATTCGTGTTAATACATTAGAGAATTTATTAGACAAAAATTACCAGCGTGCAGAAGATAATTATAAACGAATGCAAAAAAAGTTTCGTGCAATGTACATAGAAACAGGAAAACTGGAAAACTGTCCAGTATGTTATGAAGAGATTACTCCTGATAAATTAATTATACCTAACTGTTTTCATTACATATGTGAAGTATGTGTAATGAAATGTGATAATTGTCCATTATGTAGAGATAAATATGATGAATATATTGAATATAAAGATGATTAAAAATACAAGTTTGATTTAACCACTACCAGAGAACAATATTTTTTTTTCAGGTAGATTGGTCAAATCAGTAGTTATATTACAATTCTGTTGAGGTTGTATAGCATATGAGTCATTCAGATTTATATATAATTGAAATTGTATATTATTTTTAATATCATTGTTAATAGTATCATTTGTAACGGTAGAATCAACAATATAATTATATTTAAAATCATATACAAATCCAGGGGATGTATTTAATAAAATATTACTGAATTCTACTAATCCAACATATGCTTCGCAAAAATAATTATAAGTGGACGAATCGGCAGGCGGACTTAAATTTAAAGTTAATTCAATAGAATTATTATCGTTATTAGTATTATTTTGTAAAAATTTAGTTTCACAATTATTATTAGCGATAGGATTACCATTATATGTACTTAAGAAACTATTACTTGTGGTATTATTGGTAGGAGTTATTGCAATTGTAATAGTGGACTCATTCGCACTTGACGGTATGTTAATACCTTGTAAGCGAAATAAAATAGGTGTTTGTAATGTAAAATTTGTATATGGTTGTTTTATAATTGGGCGAATTATTAAATTACAAAATGTAGTATGGTCTTGTGCAGATAATATTAATTGATTTGAAATTGTATTGAGTTTCCATTCATCATCATCATCCGTTACTTGTTCTCCATAAACGTCTGTGTTTTGTGCATACTTATATAATGGAACATTATCGTCTTCAACTAAATATATAGGTGGTCCTGGAATACCCGAAGCTGTAGATAATACTGGTATATTTTTATCATTTGGACAAACTAATCGTGTTAAATTAGAAGTACGTTTAAGCATTTGACTTAATTTTTGTGCTTTGGTTAACAGAGGACCTTGTGTTGAGTTTTTGTTGTATTTTAGAATTTCAACTTTTCGTCGCATATTTAATTGTTCTTGTGTATAATCAGGATATGGATTTGGTGGAGTATATCGTATTGTTGGTTTATTAAATAATAGATATTGTTTTCGTTGGTTGCAAAGGTCTGTAATGGTTGCCATTTAACATATATAAAGAAATTTTATAATTTTGCAGTAAACCAAGAAGGTGATAAATAAAAGTAACTATCTTGTAATTTTCGTGATTGATTTGCAGCATTAGGATTTGGACCAGCAGCAACAATTTTATTTATTTCAAAAATATTCAATGCATAATCGTAATATCTTAAATTTGATATTTTACCATTAAACCCATTATTTTGACCAATATGTACATCATAGTAATTTTGTAATGGGACTTCTCGTAGATTTAATCGCCCTGCAACCGTTCCATTAACATAAACATCTAATGTTGTATTCTTCATACGAACAATAATATTAACCCAATGTTTCAATGGAATATCATCAATCTCAATAAAATCAGTATTAGTACTTGTTGTTGACATAACTAATTTCAATGTAGCGGTGTTTGTAGAGGTACCATTTGATAGATTTTTAATATATAATCCAGGAGCATTGTTAATTTTTGCAAGACCAGTCGAGTCAAATTCATTAACACCTTTATGGAAAATATGTTGATGTTTGTCCCCGACATTTAATTCGTCAATTTGTATCCAAGTAGACCATGAGAATTCAATACCACTGGATTGATTGTTTGAACGTTTAATTAAAATAGAGTCTGCCGCGTTAGGGTCTTGTTTAATGGTTTCTTGTTGGTTTCCACTAAATGTACCATCAATTAGGTATGGACTGCTTCCAGACGGATTTGTAAAATATTGAATAGCCAAAATTCCTAAATTCAGCAAGATAATAAAAACAATGATGATTAAAATAAGAAATACAAATTTTGCAATAATTGTATTAGATGATAGGAATCCACTTGACGCCTCCATGCCAGCATCTGCTGATTGTGAAAAACCATCAAGACTTGATTTAACAGATTCAGATAAATTATTCACAGATTCACTAATATTGTTTCCAATATTTTGAACACTTTGTGGCATTTCTATATTAGTAGATGTAGTCGGTATATTTGGTTGTGTATTCATAATCGTTTAATATATTATATAACTATAAAACGATTTGATAATAATTTATAATATTGAGTATTTTGATTGTTCTACATTATCTTTGAGTATTGATAAATCAATACCATACGAAGAAATATAATCATTCATACCACCTTGTCCATTACCTTCTTTATATATAGACCAAACTGTTTGTGGGTCAAGTGGTAATGACCAATGATTGAATTTTGCAATGTATGCATCGTAGTTAGTACCTCCTCCAATAGTCATAGCTTGATCTGCAGGAGTTTTTGGTGTACTTTCAGGAGAAGCAGGTGTATTATTTTCAGCATCAACTGCTTCACTATATAATCTTCCAGATTTTATTAATTTACCGTCTAAATAGGCATCTAAATATTGGTTATCTACACTTATGACAATATGTACCCATTTTTGTATAGGGAAATTATCTGTGATTTCAAGAGTAGTAGTTGGTGCAGATGCACCAGCGGCTAATGTTTGACCATCATCCATGGTAATATTACATTTTAAAACAGGTGCTGTATCAGCAAAGTATAATTTGATGTTGTTTGTTCTTTCAAAAATAGTTTTCGGTATACTGGAATTCCAAGAATTAACATAAATCCAAATACCATATGAATACCGTGTACTTGTTGGTTTATTTACTATGGGGATTGAAGGATTTGAATCCAGTAAATTGGCCGTACTGGATAATTCCGTTGATTTTAACATGAAGAAACGATACAATATGTAAAATAACAATATTACAATTATTGCTAAAATTATGGCAATTGCATTCATTTTATTATATAGTAAATGCTTACATATTAAATGTGGGTGGTGTTTTTTTCATAAAAATATTATACATATTTGTAATTTTATGTTTACTTAATGTTTTTGTATAATAGCGAATGTTACTTATAGCTCCATGTAGCCCGTCATTTTTCCCCGTAGTAACTACATCTGTATTGGAAAATGTAGGCATTTTGCCATTAGCAAATGAGAATGTACGTTCTAAATGACCATTCACAAATAAGTCCGCATGGGTTGAACTGAAATTAAACACTAAATTGTTCCATCGCTGTAATGGTAGTTTCATTTCATAATATTCTTTGAAATCAGTGTCAGCATCACCGTCTTTATTTAATGTTATATTATTTGTAAAGTAAATGCGATATTTATCACGTGTATCTTGGTCATCGCCATTATAATAAGTTATTTTTGGTTTACTTTCACCATAATCAAATATTAAGGATTCTGTATTATATGCTAATTTATTACTTCCATGTGCATTTACGTATGTCCACATAGAAATTGCATAGTTTTGAAAGGTAGTTTTGTTTTTATTTCCATTGATTTGAAATTTCATATCAGGCATTACATGTTCATCAAGTGAAAAAGAGTTTTGTGTATTTAAAAAGAAAGTATCGTGAATTTCAATATCTCCATTGGCTAATGTATTGGTATTATGAAGTAATGTACCATCTTTATTGGTAATATGATTAACAATATCTGGAATATATAAATAAGATAATAATAATAATATTTCAATAAAGAATAGAATTAATACAGGACTTGTTGTTAATTTAAATTCACTAATTAAATAATATACAAATGTGTTTAATAAACACGGAATATAAAATAAGAAATTCACAAAAAATCCAGTCCATCCGTTTAATGATTTTAACCAATTACTAAGCATAATAAAAATGATAGAAAGAGTTACTATTGCAATTAATATAAGGACAAAAGAAGACAAGTATGTAAATGTCGCGAACGTTTTTACATCAATTGTAGTAAACCAATATATCAAAAATATAAATGCTATAAATAACAAAAAGGTAAACATTTGGTGATATATTAAGTTTGATGCAGAGCCCGATTTATAATTATAATATCCTGCACCAAATATGAGTGAAATAAATACAATCACCATATTTATTATAATATTTTCTCGGTCAGGTTCTTCACTATTTATTTTATTAATACCATCATATGTAGTAATCGCAATAATAATAAAACTAAGTAATAAAATAGTATATTTATTGGAGATAATTTCGGCAGTATTCATATTGTTGTAAATAACACTTATATATATTAAATGACTTATATTATTTTGTATATTTGTTACTTAGAATAACAAATATATTTATAGGTTCTCCATTGTTGTTTTTTTTCCATGACATTCACGACATAATGCAACTAAATTATCTACATGGTTACTCCCACCATATTCTAATCGTACTTTATGGTCTACCTCAAACCACGCGGTTAATTGTGTTTGACAATCGCCACATTTCCAATCCTGTCTTGATGCAACAAATTTCTTTTTTGTTTCACTAACAGACCGTTTTGTTGATTTTTTCCCCGAGTTCATTATACGGTTCTCCGCATACTGGTTAGATGTGTCTGGCATGGAAACAATAGGATTATTATATTGTCCGCCATTTTGTACAGGAGACATATTTTGTTTGCTTGTAAAATCCAAAATAGGTGAAATCATATTAGATGTATTACGGTCAATCGGTAAATAACGCAAATATTCATTCGATGCACCAATCATTTGTTGAGCACGTAATGGATTCTTTTTAAATAAAATGTATAGCATTAATGCACCAAATGCAACTCCCGCCATTTGATAGTATTTTTTTCCAAAGGTCAACATCTTAGTATATTTACCATCTGTATAAATATTTGCAATAATAAATCCTGCAATCAGTATAATATATAATTCCAATCTCATATTTATATTATCAAGAGAATATGTTTTCCTGTATTAGATTATTCGTAATACACATAAATTAAAACAGATACGATGAGAATAAAAATAGCATATAAATAATGTTTTCTTAAATTAATTTGTTCTGCTAAATATACTGGTTTTGGTTTATACTTATTTCGGTATTGGTCAAGTGCTTCAGGCATTGATAATTCCTTTTTGTTTAATGATATATTTATTTTATTGTGTATAAAATGCATCCATCTTACAAATGATTTTTTAGAACATAAATAAGGTGTAACTGGATATTTGTCTAATATATTACTAAATTTATCCCCAATCTCACTCATTGGTATAAATAACGGCATATTTTGAATTAAATCATAATATTTTCGTTTTATTACTTCATTTGGATGTTCTGGATATGATTCTGCTACAGTATGCAAAAAAAACCAATAATGAGGTCCCCATACAGTTGGATCAAAAAACATTGGTGTGATAATATATAAAGATACCTTATTATAATTACTTAGTATTATCGTATTATAAATAAAATGAGTGAAAATTATTGCAATAATTGTGGAAAATATGGACATGTTTATCATTTATGTAAATTACCAATTATGAGTATAGGTATAGTTGCATTTCGTATAGTAAACCAACAAATACAATATCTCTCTATTTGTCGTAAAGATACCTTTGGATTTATTGATTTTATGCGTGGAAAATATTCAACAAATAATAAAGATTATATCATGAATATGTTGAAACAAATGACTATTTGTGAAAAACATAATTTAATAACGATGACGTTTGTTGAATTATGGAAACACATCTGGGGAGATACAGGATGCAATAATCAATATAAACATGAGGAAAATTGTTCACGAGATAAATTTGAGTTATTAAAAAAGGGTATATCATTTAATAACCATGATTATTCGCTTGAGTCGTTAGTAGAAGAAAGTAAATCATATACCCAATGGACTGTTCCTGAGTGGGGTTTTCCAAAAGGTCGTCGTAATTTTCAAGAAAGAGATTATGACTGTGCAGTTCGGGAATTTTGTGAAGAAACGGGTATTAAACGAGACTGTTTAACCAGTATACATAATATTTATCCATACGAAGAAATATATACAGGTTCTAATTATAAATCCTACAAACATAAATATTATTTGGCATATATTCCGTATGAGCATAGTGAAAATATACAAAATTTTGAAATTACAGAGGTTAGTAAAATGGAGTGGAAAACATATGATGATTGTATTTCAGTAATGAGACCTTACAATTTAGAAAAAAAGCGATTACTTACTCACATTAATAATACACTAATTAATCATAAGAAAACGTTTATATAAATTTATCCGTTTCTAATGTTATGATAAATTTAGTGAGTCAAATTACATCATCAAATAACTAATGGTGTAAAAACAAGATAAATGAAATATATGTGTAAAATATATACATACATATATTTTACATGGCAAGTCGTAAAATTAAACCAGATGTTAATACTTCTAAGCCGAATAATAAAACACGACGCAAAATAAATATTAAACCTGATGAACCGCGTATTCTTGATACTATAGTAGATAAAATATCGGTATTGAATCCATTTAATGCATCCACTGATGAACCTCAACCGAATCTACCAGTTACTAACCATGAATATACTTGTGAAGATAAAAAACGTTGCCCAGGTGGATATAGATGTAATAAGGATAAGAAATGTTATAAGTTAACTGATATTGATTTAGTATCTAATGATAAGACCGTGATATTAACGATTGATGGAAATCGTAATAAAACATATGATATTGATTTCTTAAATAAAAATATAGATCGTATTATTTTTTTAAAACGTGGTAGGATTAATAACAAACCTATTACTGCTGCGGTACTTAAATCCATTATTACTGATTTAAAATCCAAACATACAACAACTGTTGGTAATTCTACTTATTATGGTACATTAAACGATGAGCTTATTATTCAAATTATTTATTTAGAAAATATTGAAACCATGCAACCAGAAAAGAAAGAAGTTGTTGAAAAAATACCTACTGTAGCCCCCCCTTCTCTGGTAATTCCTTTTCCAGATACTAATACAAAAGATGATTTACAAGAGATTGAACCCGATATTGAGAATAAGCCAATGGAAGTTTTTGATAATTTGGATGATTCACAATATGAATTACCTGATTCTTCAAATACAGCTGAAATTCCTGCAAATCAACAAAAAATACAAGATAAAATTGGTATTGCCCCTACAAATATTGTTTCAAAAGAGCATAATGATTTTTTACATAAAAAGGAATTAGCACAACGCGAAAGTATTGCACTTGATGATAATTATGATTTTTTATACCCAGAATTTGACGACCCTAATTTTAATATAAAAATTGCAAAGAGAAAAGAATTTAATGATACTCAATATGACGGCAAAATATATGATATAAAAAAACAAGCTGAAAAAATGTGTAATGCAGAATTTGAGTTAATGCCTCATCAGTTATTTGTAAAAAATTTTCTTTCATTTCAAACACCATATAATAGTTTACTTTTATATCATGGTTTGGGTACAGGTAAAACATGTAGTGCAATTGGTATTGCGGAAGAAATGCGTGATTATATGAAACAAACTGGCATTACACAACGTATTATGGTAATTGCATCACCAAATGTTCAAAATAATTTTCGGTTACAATTATTTGACGAAAGAAAACTTAAATTAGAAGGTGGAATTTGGAATTTAAATACTTGTATCGGAAATACACTATTACAAGAAATAAATCCATCACAAATACAGAACGTTCCTAAGTCTAAAGTTATTTCACAGATAAATACACTTATCTCTCAATATTATGTTTTTATGGGGTATGGAGAACTTGCTAATTATATTAAACGAAAAACACATGTAGATGCTAATACCAATTTATCAAGTAAACAAATAAAACAACAAGAAATTAGTTTAATTCGTTCATTATTTAATAATCGTTTAGTTATTATTGATGAAGTACATAACATTAGGGTTATGCAAGATAATAAAGAAGCGAAAAAAACGGCTTCATTATTAATGCGTTGTTGTAAATATGCTGACAATATCCGTTTATTATTATTATCCGCTACTCCTATCTTTAATAATCAAAGTGAAATTATATGGTTAACCAATTTATTAAACGCGGTTGATAAGAGAAGTTTAATTGAAGAAACTGACATCTTTACGAATGAGGGTACTATGGTAGAACCGAAAACACTTGAAGATGGGACTGTTATTGAAGGAGGAGAAGAATTATTACGACGTAAATTAACGGGATATATCTCTTATGTTAGAGGGGAAAATCCATATACATTTCCGTATCGTATTTATCCTAATGATTTTTCTATTGGACGAATGATTCAATATGATAATTATCCATCAACTCAAATGAATAACAAGCCAATTAATGATAAACCGAGTAAAACACCTTTATATATGAATGTAATTGGTGAATACCAGAATGATGCGTACCAATTTATTCTCAAACATTTATTAGAAACATCAATATCTGTTAAAGATGCTTATGGAAATGTAAAAGAAATGCCTTCATTTGAGAACATGGAATCATTTGGGTACACTTATTTAAGAGAACCATTACAATCTTTAAATATTATTTTTCCAAATCCAGAGTTTGTAGCACTCCCTACGTCTTTGCAAAATGAGAATGAAAATGAAAATGATGCAGTAGCGAAACCACCCGTTTTAGAAACCACTCAAACCAATAAGAGAATTATAAATAATATGATTGGTAAAACTGGATTATCTAATGTTGTTTCATATGAGAATACGACAACTCCATTTGAACTACGACATAATTTTAAATATAAACCTGAAATAGTCAAGAAATTTGGTAATATATTCCACCCAGATAATATTGGAAAATATAGCGGTAAGATATCAAGTATATGTAAATCAATAGAGAACTCAACGGGAATTATAATGATATATTCTCAGTTTATAGATGGTGGAGTTGTTCCAATAGCACTTGCATTAGAAGAGATGGGATTTACCCGATATGGATTTGCGAGTCATACAAAGTCTCTATTCGCGGATCCACCAACAAAACAAGTTGATGCAACCACATTAAAACCGATTGATAAAATGGAAGAAAATGACAAACCAAATTATCGTCCAGCTAAATATGTGATGATTACAGGAGATAAATCATTTTCACCTAATAATCTCGCGGATTTGAAGTATATAACCAGCCCAGAAAATAAAAATGGAGAACTTGTCAGGGTTGTATTAATTACCAAAGCAGCAGCAGAGGGATTAGATTTTAAAAACATAAGACAACTACATATGTTAGAGCCTTGGTATAACATGAATCGTATAGAACAAATAATTGGACGTGGTGTACGTAATTTAAGTCATTGTATGTTACCATTTGAAGAACGAAATGTAGAAATATATTTACATGCAACAAATGCAGTAGATGATACAGAAACAGCCGATTTGTATGTGTATCGTTATGCAGAGAAAAAAGCTATACAAATTGGTAAAATTACCAGAATTTTGAAAGAAACTGCAATTGACTGTATTTTGAATATAAGTCAAACCGAGTTAACTGTGGAGAAATTAAATACACTTGCAGAAAATCAAACAATTAAATTGAAATTATCAAGTAATCAGGAAATAGATTATAAAATTGGTGACAAATCTGGTAGTAGTATTTGTGATTATATGAATTGTGACTTTGTATGTTCTCCAAATACAGAAATAACAAAGGAAGATATTAACAAAACAACTTATGATGAACATTATGTAAAGATGAACTATCTGGGAATTTCAAAACGAATCCGCGATTTATTTAAGGAACAACCATTTTATAAACGCGAACAACTGTTTTTATCTATTAAAATAGGGAATCCATACCCAGATGACGAAATAGATTATGTATTATCTATGTTTGTTGAGAACCAATACAATTATATCATAGATAAATACGGTAGAAAAGGAACTTTAATAAATGCGGGTGAGTATTACGGATATCAACCTATTGAAATAAGTGATAACCATTCATCCATTTTGGATAGAAGTATTCCTGTTGATTTTAAACCAACCGAAATGTACATGGAACTTCCTGTGAAAAAAATAAACGATAGTATAAAGACACCAATTACAGTTATAGAAAAGCAATCCTCGCCTACAATGGTTGTACAAAAAATACAGAAATCTTTTGAATTATTACTCAAAGATTTAGATTATTCATTAACTGTTGTACAAGATGAAAATGCTAATTTTAATAATAAAATTATTATGGATACCGCTGAAAGTGATTGGTATAAACATTTAGGTTATATTTATAATGAATTACATGATAATATCAATATATCAGCCGATTTAATAGATAAATATACTATTTATCATTGGTTAGATACCCAAGATATTGAAGATAAATTAACTATATTGTTTCATTTATATGAAATTGAAAATTCTAATTTTATTGATGTATTAGCCAAAGATATTGTACACAAAAATATTGCAAAATATGTAACATCCTATTTTGATGAAAAAATAATGATAAAAGATGATATTAATGGTTTTAAACGAGGTATTGCACTTGCTTCTGCAAAACATATTGATTTATATGTACAAGTTCAAGAAACACGTAATTGGAAAAAGGCAAGTTTAACTGTTTCGCGTAGTTTTACTGATCAATTACGAAGTAAATATTATACACCTAAAGAAAAAATGCAAGATTTTATTGGGTTTATGCATTTATTTAAGAAGAATACAATTGAGTTTAAATTAAAGGATATTGCATCGAAATCATCAAATAATAAAGGATTTAAATGTAATGTTATGGGCAAAAATGAAATTATCAAGTTTTTAAATAACAAGGTTTTAGCTAAAAATCCATACCCTATACGCGAAGATAAAGGTGGTCATATTACGTATGACCTAAACACAAATGCTAAAAATATTATGAGAAAAGGTATATGTGTAATGTTGGAAATGATTATGCGATATTTTAATGAGTCTCCTCATACCGAAAATAAAATGTGGTTCTTTGATGTTGAACAAACATTAGCCAATGATTTACCCAAATTATAACCTTTTTAAAAAATTGATTATATATTTCTATAAATAACATAGAAATATATTTTGTGACATTATAGTAGTATGAATAAACCATCAACTAACGAAAACATCTATGGTGTATACAATCCATCTGTATTAACGCAGAAAGTATATCTTATGATTACAGAAGTTGGTAAAAATGTGAAGAAAAACCTTGAAACAGAAATTCTATATCAAACAACTGGAAAATGTATTGCAGAAGGGATTTTAAAACCGAATTCTGTTCGTATTATAAATTATTCAAGTGGTTCAATCCGTGGTAACAAAGTAGAATTTCAGGTTGTATTTGAATGCATGGTATGTCATCCAGTTGAAGGTATGTTGATGAATTGTGTTGCAAAAACAATTACAAAGGCGGGTATTCATGCCGAGGTCATTGAACAAGATGGTTCAGTTCCTGTCACTGTGTTTATTGCACGTGACCATCATTTTACAAATACAAAATTTGCAAATGTTACTGAAAATGAAAAAATATTAGTAAATGTTATTGGTACGCGTTTTGAATTAAATGACCCCTATATTTGTGCTATTGCGAAGTTAACTGAACCAAGACCACCTAAAGATGGAAATGAAAAAACTGGTGGAAATAAACCACCATTGTCTATTTATGAAGATTAAATTATTTTTAAAAATTATTTAAGTGTATAAATAATTTTTTATTGTATTATAATTACCATTGTCTAATTGGCCCAGATACGGTTAATGTTCTGGCAACATTTAAATTCCTTTCAATGTTTGCTGTACCATTGACATGTAATGGATAAGGGTCGCTATATACGGATGCGGTTGCTGCACCATCACCAGTACTTTCTAATTTGATACCAGTGGTTACCTTCCAAGAATCACCTACCATAAATGGATGACCGACAGTATTAGTTGAAATAAATGTATATGTATTTCCTTTGTATAAAGTTAATTTAACACCAGCACCAGATGATACTGTATTTAATGCTCCACCATTTAATGTTGTACCATTAGGAGTATCACTGAATATATAATAGGGTTCATCTGGGGTTCCGTTTGTATTAGCATCTGGAGCCATTCTAACATAATATGTTTTATCTGGTTCAGTGGTTGAATCTGCAAGAATAAAGTCTCCTATCATTATAGAGTGTGCTGTACAAAAATATTTTAATGCAGTCATTGAATAAGGAATTGTAAATTTCACGTATTCGTCAGCTTGTTGGATACCTGAAACATCCACACTTACATCTATGGGGTTGATAGTAAAAACACCAGCAATGTTTACTTTTTCAGCTGCAGTACCTAACATAATTTGATTACTTTTTGTTACTTTTGCATCATATCCAATGGCTGTTGAATTACTTAAATCAGTTAGACCAGTAGCTGCATCTGCCAGTGCACCAATATACGTATTATTCTTACCGGTTGTATTTATTTTTCCAGATTGGTATCCAGTTGCAACATTATAGTTGCCAGATAAGTTATTCTGTAACGCCTGGTATCCAGTTGCAACATTATAGCCGCCCGATTGGTTAAGTTTTAATACATGGTTTCCAATTGCAACATTAAAGCCGCCATATGTGTTAACATTTAACGCACCGTATCCAGTTGCAACATTATGGGCGCCAGTTGCGTTAGTTGCTAACGTATTGCTGCCAATGGCAACATTATAGCCGCCCGATGTGTTGCTCTGTAACGAGTTGGACCCAATTGCCACATTGTACTGACCTGATTCAAGTACTTTTAATGCATTTGTACCAATTCCAATGTTATGTTCAGCAGCACTAAGTGTACCTGTAGTTGTATTACCAATTAACAAACTATTTGTAAAGTTAGTACCTCCAGCTTTAACATCAGAAAGTCCATCAAGAGACAATGCAGTACCATCTAATTTTAAAGTACCTTTGACATCAAGGTCATTAGGACAAACTACTTCTTCAGTTGCAGTACCCAACATAACTTGGTTACTTGCGGTTACTTTTGCATTATATCCAATGGCAGTTGAATAGTTTAATCCAGTTAGACCAGTATCTGCATCTGCTCCTTTACCGATATAAGTATTACTACCTCCTGTAGTATTAACTTTTCCAGCGTGGTATCCAAATGCAGTGTTATAATTGCCCGTTTCGTTATTATTTAACGAAGTAAGTCCGGTTGCGGTATTATAACTGCCACTCGTATTGTTCGTCATCGAGTAGGTTCCAGTCGCAGTATTTTCACTGCCATCATCGTTTTTTTGTAAACTAAAGGCCCCAGTAGCCATATTATGATAACCCGTTGTGTTTATCTCTAACGACTTGTATCCAGTTGCCGTATTCTCACCACCGGTTGTGTTTTTATATAACGATTGAAATCCAATCGCAGTTAACCCATTAGCTGAAGTAAGACTATCAAATACATTTTTTCCAACTCCAACGTTTGAACCAGCAGCACTAAGTGAACCAGTATTATTATGACCGATTAACAAACTATTTGTAAAGTTAGTACCTCCAGCTTTAACATCAGAAAGTCCATCAAGACTGGTCGCTCCACCAACGAATAGAGAACCATTTTGATAAAGGTCACCTGAAAAACTAATATCACTGACTACATCTAATTTTCCTGGTATAACAACACTTTCACTTGCAGTACCCAACATAATTTGGTTGGACACGGTTACTTTTGCGTTATATCCAACGGCAGTTGAATTACTTAAATTAGTTAGACCAGCAGCTGCATTTGCTGCTGCTCCAATAAAAGTATTATTTATTCCTGTAGTATTAACATTTCCAGATTCATTTCCAAATGCAACATTATAGCTGCCAGTTGTGTTAGCATTTAACGCTGCATATCCACATGCACTATTATATTCGCCCGAGTCGTTTACGAATAACGCAGACATTCCACATGCAGTATTATATGCGCCGCTGACGTTCGTATATAACGACATGCGTCCAGATGCAGTATTACGATGTCCAGTTTGGTTCTTATATAACGACATATATCCATACGCACTATTATATGCGCCCGTTGTGTTTTCGTATAATGCAGAAGAACCAGACGCAGTATTCTGACCGCCCGTTGTGTTTTTGGTTAATGCTTCGTAACCAACACAGGTGTTGTCACTACCAGTTTCGGTATTAAATAAACTTTGAAATCCAATAGCGGTATTATTACTACCGGAAGTGTTTTTATATAAAGACCTATACCCGACAGCAACCCCATTATCAGTAGTATTAAATCTCCCAGATTGGTGACCAAGCATAGTGTTCTTACTACCAGTTTGATTGGCAAAGTTAGTAGAACCACCTACAGTAACGTTATAGGAACCAGTTGTATTACCTTTTGATGAGGCAAAACCTACCGATGTATTCTCTGTACCACTGGTAAGACCTAATAAACACTGACCACCCACTCCTATGTTACTAATAGCAGAACTAAGTGAACCTGTAGTTGTATTACCAATTAACAAACTATTTGTAAAGTTAGTACCTCCAGCTTTAACATCAGAAAGTCCATCAAGAGACATTGCAGTACCATCTAATTTTAAAGTACCTTTGACATCAAGGTCATTAGGACAAACTACTTCTTCAGATATAGTACCCAACATAATTTGATTATTTGCGGTTGCTGTTGCATTATATCCAATGGCTGTTGAGTAGTTTAATGCATTTAGACCAGTATCTGCATCAGCACCTGAACCAATAAAAGTATTAAATTGACCAGTTGTAATTTTATCGCCAGCATAGTCTCCTATAGCTACATTCTTTTGTCCTGTATTTATTAATCTGGCAGCCCCATCTCCAATACCTATATTCTTTGAACCTGTTGTAACTGCATTTAATGCCATATATCCCATACCCACATTACCATCACCTGAAGTAAGCGTAGCAAATATACCCGTTCCAACTCCGGTGTTATTATTAGCAACATCCAGTGTACCAGTAGTGCTACTACCTATTAATACACCATTCGCGAAATTTGCACCTCCCACTTTAGCATCAGAAAGTCCATTAAGGTCGGTAGCTCCACTAACAAATGCAGTACCATTGTTTAAAAGGCTACCTGTGAAATCAAGATCACCAGTTACCTTTAATGCTGTACTACCAGTAGGAAGGGTTGTAGAACCAATAGCAGCCTTTAATGCAACAGTAACATTAGATTGGAATGCAACATCATCAGCAAAATTAGGAGTAGCTTCAACTTGTCCATTTATAGCTGCGGCAGGAATACTATTAGCAGGGTATTGTGCATACAAATTACCACAAATATCAATGGTAGTTCCATTGAATGAAACATCTCCGCCGACGGATAATTTGGAATCAAACGTAACATCGCCACTTACATCCATTGTACCATCTAACACGGATAAATTGCCATTACGGTTAATAATATCACCGCCACTTACATCTAAAAACCCTTGAATATAGGTTTGTTCTAAATTATTAGCATCTGTAGTTGCAAGCCAAGACATTGTATATACATCAGCGAGATTATAATTTACTGTATATCCAATATCTTCTAAAAATCCTAATGAAATTTTACTAAGTGGGGTAGAAACGGGACTACCATCCAACCAACCCGTCATTAACTCTGTACCTAATCCTGGATGTAATATCCCATTTATATAACGGTCATTTGATGAAACGCCCCCTTCTTCAGGATGAACGCCAGAAGTACCTGCTCCACCATCATCTTCAATTGGTATACCAAGAAACGCATCATTACTGAATCCAGCAAAACAAGAATTATATTCTCTGACCGCATTGGTTCCAGTATAATAATGTTTAGTGGTACCATTATCATCGTAACTGGTTTTTGGACATCCTGTTAAATACCAAAAGCTACCAATTCCTAAAATATGTCCAATTTCATGTAATAATACATGATAATAGCTAGAAAATCCATCATTACGAATAGTTGTTTTTAATCCGTATAAATAAGTATTATTCATAGTAATATTTGCAGTTGATGGAATTACATTTCCATATATATAACTATCAATATAAGCATAATTAGTGATATTTGCCCCACCTAATATATTTGTGCCTAATGTATCAATTATAAAACTAATAGTAATTGTTTGTGAGGATGGAAATCTGGTATCAATAGTAACGAGACTTTCCCAACGATTAACTGAACTTAGAATGATATCATAATCAAGCTGTTCAATAACATAATTTGTGTTATTAGTAATTGTATAAGTGAACATACCATTTGTAGACGTATATGACATATGATTAAGTATTAATCAAATCTATATAAAACGAATATATATATATTTTATATAAATGATGGATAATACCGAATTATTAGAAAATTTAAAGATGTCCATTGAACAAATGAATAAACACCACCAGATAGAAGTATTACGTATATTATCAAAGCAACTATGTAAATTAAATGAAAACAAAAGTGGAGTATATGTGAATTTAACTTATATCAGTAATGAAGTAATTGAAGAACTCCAAAAATACATAGAATATACAAAAGAACAAGAAGAAACTCTAAAAACAACTGAATACCAGAAAGAAGAATTCAAGACAGCATTATTTAATGAAAAAGAAGATAAAGATAATATTACATTATCTTATAGTGAAGTCACTCGGTAATGACAAGTAATATATACAATAAAATGTTTCAACTAAATAATAATGTACGTATTGGGCAAACAACCGATGAATTGTTATGTGAATTAACACCATATATGTTAACTAATAAGAATAAAGAATATGTAAACCACGCAAATACAACAATTGATTTGTCAGGTATTAGTATGACGACAAATGAAATTGTACAAGAAATAACGTCGTCAGAAAAAGATATGATATCACCGTCTCAACGAGATTCATTATTTTGGTGCATTTACATAGCGATTCACGAATATAAAGAATATAATGTAATTCGTAATAATTATAATACTCGTGAAATAGAATGGAAACAAGAATTATCCAAGAAAATTACATCTAATCCGTCAAAAATAAAAAATTCCAATCATAAAACAACAAAGGCTAATGTATCAGAAATATTATCAGATTTGATGACAAACCCATATAAAACGGATATTTTGTGTTTAATCGCTATAACTGTCTATTACAATATAAACATTATTATTATGAATGATGCAAAAAATTTACGATTTGAATTTATTACAAATGCTACTGATGATGCAAAAACCTATTTATTTAATAAAAATGATAAAAATTATTATAGTATGCAAATAGACCCGCTTTTGGAGTTTGAAATCGCGGATATTCGTAATACAAGTTATTTGATAGAAAATAATGAGAAACCAATAAAATCAATAGGGTCGTATAAGGTGGATAAGTTAGAACAATATGTAAAACAATTTGGATTGTATAAAAATACCGAAAAATATAAAAAGACAGATTTATACAACTTACTAAGAGAGTTTGTTACAGGATTTACAATATAATATCAAGATAAATAGTGTTAAAAAATTGAAATAGAAATAATATATGTTATATTTATATACAATATATTATAATGTCTGGGAAAACTATGCAAAAAATGGATTCACAGCATCAGACCCCCAAACAATATGTAAAGACATCACATGAACAAAAGGAAGAGTTTGAGCGAATAGTTCAATACTATTTAGAAAGTAATCCTATGGTGAGTACAAATGGTAAAATAAGTGAGCTTGAGGTGAGGTTTAATACAGACCTAAAACATTCAAAGCCAATTTCCAAAATAGACTATGATAATGTAGTAAAACAATTATATGCAAATGGATTTGTTCCAGAAGTAGATGATGGTATTCATATGTTACGTATACAAAATCAGTATATTAACCCAGATGGAATCCAAAAAATATCTAATTTAAGAGCAGAAATCACTGGTTTGGATTTAATTCAAGAGTATTGTCGTACAAATAGTATGCAAAAACTAATAGATATGCCATCTACTCTATTTAATAAACTTAAGTTCACGCAAAAACAGACTGCAACAAAGGGTTCTGGTGAATATATTAATAAAGTAAGAGTACCTGATTTTAATTTTAAGGTATCTTACCAAACTGAACAGGACTTTATGGTAAATGCACCGTTTTGTCGTAAAACATTAGAAAAATGGAATGATTCCTTAAAAATATTTCGTTCTATGAACCGTGTGCGGTTCAGACATCCTGATTTACCAATATTTGCCGACTTGAGCGTTATAAAAACATCTGATTTTACATTAGATAAGGATAAAAATCCAATATTAATACCCAAATATACAATCCAAGATTCCAATCTCTTTAATAATATAGAACAATATGAAGTAGAATTGGAAATAGATAATTATCGTGTTGGTCTTGGAACAGAATATAATAATATACAAAAATTAATGGCTGCGTTACGAAAATCTATTCGCGTAGTACTTTGTGGCATTCAAAATACCAAGTTTCCTATATCATACAAAGTACGTGATAGTATATGTCAATCATATATGCGTTTATTATTACCAGAAGATGATGTAAATAAAAAAAATATGGACATTAAGCGGTGGATAAAACCAGCGAATTTTATTGGCCCTGGTTCAGTGACATTACAAATGGAACATATAACAGATACTGTAGAAAATACCAATAATCTAAGTCCTAACATTCGTAAACATTATACAGTAACCGATAAAGCAGATGGCGATAGAAATTTATTATATATAAACGAAGATGGTAATATTTATTTAATTAATACAAATATGAATGTATCATTTACTGGAACAAAAACAACAGAGAAGACTACATTTAATAGTATTTTAGATGGTGAATTAATTAAATATGATAAACACGGTAAATTTATAAATTTGTATGCAGCATTTGATATATACTATGTTCATGAAAAATCGGTAAGAGATTTGCCATTCTTATCCCAAGGTGAAGAATCAGGGGTAGATTTAGACCATCGTTTATCATTGTTATATAAATTTGTGAATGTTTTAAATCCAATTTCTATATTAGAAAAGGGTACGAAAGAAGTTCATTCCAAAAAAATTCCCTCTGGTTTTCATATTCAATGTAAATCCTTTTATTATGACACATCGAAAAACACTATATTTGACGGTTGTTCTACCATATTGTCAAATAAAAATGATGGTATATTTGAATATAATACAGATGGTTTAATTTTTACACCAGCTTACTTGGCAGTAGGTGCAAATTCAGTCGGTGAAAAATCTAAAATAAGAAAAACATGGGAATCTTCATTTAAATGGAAACCAGCTGAACATAATACCATTGACTTTTTGGTGGCTGTAAAAAAGAATGAAGCAAACCGAGACGAAATACATCATATATTTCAAGATGGTAAACAAATGGATAATGTAAAAACAATCTCACAATACAAAACATTGATATTAATGACCGGCTATAAAGAGAAAGAACATAGCATTATGAACGCATACCAAAGTATATTGGATGATTTGATATCAGATGTTGGTGAAGTAAGTGAAGATGAATATAAACCAGTTCCATTTCATCCAACAGAACCATGTGACCCATATGCACATCTAAGTAATATTATGTTAGTTGAAAAAAATGGTAAACATATAATGCAAACAGAAGAAGGTGATATATTTACAGAGAATATGATTGTAGAATTTAAATATGTGATAACAAATAAATCTACATGGAAATGGGTACCAATTAAGGTTAGATATGATAAAACAGCTGAGTTATTAGGAGGGGTTACGAAAAACTATGGAAATCCATATCATGTAGCTAATAGTAATTGGCAATCTATTCATAACCCAATTACAGAAGAAATGATTACTACTGGTAAACATATTCCAGAAATATCAGATAATAATGATGATGTATATTATAGTCAAACAAGTGAGGAAACTACTACTCAACCATTGCGTGATTTTCATAATAGATATATAAAATCTAAATTAATATCATCAGTGTGTAATCGCGATGATACATTAATTGACTATGCATGTGGTGTCGGTGGTGATTTGGCAAAATGGAAATATGCGAAATTAAAATTTGTATTTGGAATTGATTATGCTTACGATAATATTCATAATGCTAAAAATGGTATATGTGCACGATATATAAAAGAAAAGAAAAAAAATAAACATTACCCGGATGCTTTATTTATAAAGAGTGATAGTGGAAAAAATATAAGATCACATGAAGATATAAATACAAGTCAAAAAGATAAACAAATTATAAGTGCTGTCTTTGGTACAGGTCCAAAAGATGCAACTGTATTAGGTAAAGGTGTATATAAAAATTATGGTGTAGCTGATTCTGGGTTTAATGTTAGCTCATGTCAATTTGCGATGCATTATTTCTTTGAAGATAGCAAAACCGTTCATAGTTTCTTACGAAACTTATCTGAATGTACAAAGGTTAATGGATATTATATTGGAACCTGTTATGATGGCGAAACAGTATTTAATTTGCTTAAAAATAAAGAAAAAGAGGAAAGTATTACTATTTTCAAAGGTGGACAAAAAATATATGAAATTACAAAACAGTATGATAAAACTGGATTCCCGGACGATGATATGAGTTTAGGTTATGGAATTGATATTTACCAGGAAAGTATCAACACACAAAAGGTATTCCGTGAATATTTGGTGAATTTTAATTATTTAACACGTGTAATGGAAGATTATGGTTTTGTATTAATTACACCCGATGAAGCAACACATATGAATTTACCTAATAGTACTGGATTATTTGACGAAATGTTTACACAAATGGAACAAGCAATTGTTATGCAACCACATATAAAGCCTAATTATAGATATGCACCAAATATATCTACTGAAGAAAAACAAATATCTTTTATGAATCGTTATTTTGTATTTAAAAAGGTTCGCAGTGTAGATGCAAAACAAATAAATGAAATTGTTAATAAACAAACAGATATAGTGGATAAAGAGGGTATTGAAAATATCCAAGAAAAACTGCCAGTAGAAGTAAAACCTATTACAAAAAAAACCAAAAAAAAAATAGTACTAAAACAATATTCAGTTGATCAAGATGACGGAGAAACGCCATCTTCTCCAATTAATTCCAAACCTAAATTAAAAATAGTTGGTAAAGTTGATTAATACATTTGCATTACATCAAATAAAAACAATATAAATATTTGTATACTATTTATATTATCACAATGTCTTTTTATGTATTACCCAAAAATTCTTTTCTAATTCATAAACATATTGATTTTATTGAAACCGATTCTTGTCCAGAACCGGTAGTTTCAAATTCATTGTCTGAATATCTATATGAAATAAAAAAAAAGATAGAAGAAAGAGATACACAATGGGACTCATATAAGAAATATACTAACCCATATGAATATATTCATACTGTTGTTCCATATAAGAAAAAAAGTATAGCTAAATACAAACCATTATCTCGTTCCTATTATAAAATGATAGAACTTATTCATACGTTTCAATTATCTCAGTCAATAACTCCAATTAGTACATTTCATTTGGCCGAAGGCCCTGGTGGATTTATTGAAGCTATTTGTCTTACTCGTAAAAATAAAAAAGACCGTTATATTGGTATGACATTACATGATGAAGTAAATGACCCAACCATTCCTGGCTGGAAAAAAGCCGAATCATTCTTAAAGCAAAACCCAAATGTGCAGATAGAAACTGGAACAGATAATACAGGTAATATTTTATCATTTCCTAATCTGGTTGGATGTAAAGAATCATATGGTTCATCAATGGATTTAATTACTGCAGATGGTGGGTTTGATTTTTCTACTGATTTTAACAATCAAGAAATATCTATAGCCAAGCTTTTATTTGCTCAAACATGCTTTGCATTGACTATGCAAAAACAGGGAGGAACATTTATTTTAAAAATATTTGATTGTTTTATGCAACATACAAGCGATATATTATGTATATTGACTTCTTTCTATAATAAAGTGTTTATCACAAAACCGCATACCAGCCGATATGCTAATTCTGAAAAATACATTATATGTAAAGAGTTTCTCTTGCCTTCATGTGAACGTTTTTTTCCTTTTATTACACGGGCTTTTACTAAAATGGTATCAAGTCCTACAAATATAACTAACCAAACCTATGTTCACCGATTTTTAAATTGCCCAATTCCATTATGTTTTATTTCAAAAGTTGAAGAATATAATGCTATTCTTGGACAGCAACAACTTGAAAATATTCATTCTACACTGTTATTGATTGACAGTCAATATAACCAAGATAAAATAGAATCTTTGACGAATACAAACATACAAAAGTGTATTTTATTATGTAGTAAACTTGGAATACAACATAATAATTTCACAGCACCTCCCGTTAATATTTTTTTAGCGTGAATTAATTCTCATTATATTGATGCTTTATATTATGAAAGCATCAATTATGTATATCTGTGATATTTATATTGCATTTGCGATTGTTGTCACTGTACACTGTTTCATCTCAGTTGAGTATTTTGAAAAAGTAGGTGTTTTCTTCATAGGATATCCTAATTTATCCTTTATAGTATAACCTGGTGAAGGTACACCATATGCAAGTGCATTTGCTACAGATGAACCTAAACCATTCGCATTACGGTATGCAGCGGTTGAATTAGTGATAGAATTATATTTTTTTCGTGTTATTAAATCACTCGCAGATACACCACCTTGTTGAGCAAATTGGGGATTGTTTGGCTTGTAGTATAATTTTACATATAATGGTTTAATACCTGGCGTAGTGTTTGATGTAGATACTTTATGTGGTTCAGCACTTGTTGTATTATCAGCAGGATAAGTAGCAGGTGTAAATCCTACTGCATTTTTAAATACATTATCTTCTATGATAAATTGGGGATATATTCCCGCGGTTGCAGGCATTGCCCAAGTAACTACATTATTTGTGTTTGATGGAATTGTATAACTGGCTGTTGGAAAAGCATCCTCATCTATACGATAGGATTGTAATTCAATTTCGTTACTATTATTATTATATGCAAATTGCATTGCGTATGAGATATTAGAACTATAATATTCATCGGTATTACCAGGTTGGTCTTTGATTAAATAATGTAAATTTGTAAACATTACTTGTTTAAATATACGATTTATATCTTCTAATGCATAATATCCAGTTGGTATTGCCACATCATACTCAGTATCATCTGTTATCCATTTATATTTAAATGAAGCACCATTTACTACATGATATGTTTGGCATTGATTGAGACCTTGTGATGCATATACATTAGCAGATGCTAAACTTGTACCTGGTTTTGCAGTAGAATCGCCTTGCCTTATATAATTATATTGATTTTGTGCAAATGTGCGGTTACGACTTGATAAATATTGTGATGAAGTTGT